AAATACAACGGTGATAATTGGCAAGCCTACTAACAATAAAAGCTCAATCATTCTCCCAAGCCTCCGATTCGTAGTTGGTAAGGATTACATATTCAAGGGTTGCGCTATCAAATACGGTCTGCGACTCGTATCCGCGAGCCGATAAGAACTGCTGGCAGACAAGGATGTTCAGCCAGTTGGGTTCGCACCAGTAAGCCATCTTCCAAGTAAAGAGCGGTTGCTCGTCAAAACGATTAGCTTGCTTTGCCCAATCTTTACCCCATTGCATTGAGGTATTGTGAAGGCGGTCAAAGTCTGAATCCGTGATTGTGACGGTAAAAATTGCCGATGCCATTACGCCACCAACGCCATCTGCTTATTAGCGGCGTATTGAGAAATAAAACCCCAGTAAAGCAATGTGCAGATTCGTACATCGTCTGCCATGCTAATAGACATTACTTCGTTTAACTTTGCAATGCTTTCTTCGCGGTTGTAACCCTTTGATACTCGGTAGTTAATCATTTTTGCTGCGTTCATTTTGTTCTCCAGTTCTACCCCGCCGTTCGGGGCTTCATGGGTAAAACATACGCCCGATCCGCTAGGCAATCAAGCATTTTTTGATGTGTTTTAGCTCACAAACAATCGAACGCGTCTGAAATTGTGATGTCCACGCCCGGCGTGTCGGAATATAGCTTTTGGGCAATAATTGAAATGACCTGACTGTCGTCTATGTAGGCTACTTTAGACAATGAGTCTAATACGGCTCGGATGTACTTATCGAGGTCGGGCGCAACTGTCGGAAATGTCCGTTTTACCGATTTTGGCTTGGCAACTCGAAAAGTCATAGAAATTTCAATGGGTGAGTCAATGGGGGTGCAACCCGCCTTCCGAGCGCACTCCGCTATCCATGCGCGCCACGCCATAAGCTCGGCTGACTTATTGTGAACTATGTGACCGTTGAAAGCCCGCATACTTCCTTGAGGTCTAGGGATTCCCTGTACCTCAAACTGGATCATAATTCGATGGTGACTTTTTCCCCGTTGGCTACCAAGTGGCATTTTTGATTGCCGAATGAATCCCGAAGTCGGAAATCCCGACCGTTAATCTCATCCTCAATCGAAGTCACTCCATAGCGGGTCGCGCCAAGAACAAGCACATCCCCAACTTCTACCTGCTCTACTGCTACCAAATGAATCAGTTTCATTTGTTCCCCCTTTCGGTGTTCCAGTATGACATAAATTACTTACTTAGGGCAAATTGGACATTCGACCTAAAAGCTCTCTGACGGATTCGGGCATAGGTGCGCCTCTGGGCGTATCTTCCTCGGAGTACCTAGGAGGAATCCTCGCCGGCGGTAAAACTGGCTCAGAACGCAACACAGGGCTTCTAGGGGGTAACGGTTCGTCACTCCAGCGCCCCTGATTTAGCCAAGTGGTCGGGTGAGCCGTGAATTGAGGCTGGCGGTTGGGGTCGGCGGCGTACCTCTGTGCGCCTGAAAGGATTTCTTCCAGCGTGGCAACCTTCAAAGCGCGATCGAAAGCACGGCGAGCTTCTTGCTTGCCGGCCTTTCGTGGATATAAATCCCAAAACCGATTAAAGCCTTCTTGTATGTTGTCTTTATCTTCCTCTTTATCTTTATCTTTATGGTTGAACGGGCGCTCAACGGGCGTTGAACGGGCGTTGGCAGACCTTCTGCCAGCCTCAGATGCCTTCTCAGACTTTTCACGGACTTTTTCAAGGTCGGCATCAATACGGGTGTGCGACCAAGTATCGCCATCCACCCAAAAGAACTCGGCAAGGATTTCTTTATTAACGGCCCATTCCTCGGCGGTCATGCGAGCTACAAAGCCAAGGCGATCGCCGGTGTTGTCGAGTGGCTTGCCCCGTTGCCAGTAGTTCATCAAGAGCAACATATACGCGCCATGTTGTTGAGCGTTGAGGTGTTGGGTGTCAGCAAGATAGTCGCTGACATATAGCTGCATATATGGGAGTGATGTCATGCATATTCCTCCATTTTTTTTGGATACGGTTCTTTTGCCCATTTAACTTCTAAAGTTTTATCTATTAAATATAGATAGCGATGTTTCCTAGTTCGCGGAATCCATTGCCCTCCCATGCCTTTTGTTTTTCCCCTTTGTTTAATTGTTCCATCTGGCATTTGATAGTCGCATTTTGCAGCGGTCAGTCCGTAATATCCAAAATTAGATGCTTGATAAACCATTCCGACATGACGGCTAGAATCTGCGTAACTTAAAACCGCTTTTATGCCCTCTTGTTTTAGAAATCTAATACTTTTAGAAATAAGCATAAATCCGTAATTTTTTCCATTAAGATTAGGTTCTAAAACTAATCGGCTCATCTCTACAAACTCTTTGTAATTTCCTCGCGGTAATCCAAAAGCTGAAGTAGCTGAATTAGGTGCTGCCAAAGGTTGATAAATAACAGCTCCGACTAAATCCATGTCATCGTACAGCCCGTAACGAAACTGACTAACAAATCGAGTTTTTCCTAAATAATGAAAACGAGAAACCAAATCATAAGCCTGTAAATAAGTTATTGGCTCAACGGTCATCGCAGCGCCCACACAATCAAACAAAAAATAGCAATAGCGCCACAAATGGCATACGGTAAAAAGCGTTCGTCAATCATTTATCCCCCTGTATATCTATAAAATCATCAACATCAAACAACGACATCATTTGAGTATTCAGGTCAATTTGCCAAAGATTAATATCCTTAGATGCCTTAAAACCCACATGATTGACTTTGCCTTTTTCCCATACTCCATATTTCACAAACCCAAGAGCTTTCCAAAAGTGATTAGATTCAAGGTCTGTTCTACATCGTAATCTGGCCCCCACTCTCTCAAATGTGTTGCAAAACTCTCTGACTACCGCAATCAAAGCAGAACCGTAGTCTAATCGGCGCGCATCATCTCTCACGGCAATTTGTTGAATTTTGACATAGCTATTTGCCCCACGCCCCGGCGTAATAAGAATGTAACCAACTGGGTCGTTGTTTTTCTCACAAATAAACACGACAAAGTTGCGCTTACCACCAAACACATAATCATCCCATACGGTGCGTTGAATAAAACCCACCGCGTAAGAATTATCTTTTTGTAATTTGTCAATAAACGCAATATCTATCTCTCGCGCATTACGAACTAATAAATCTCCTTTTTGATATAAAACATTTATCAATCCTGTTGCGCAATCAAATTTACCAAGGTTCATTACTCCCCCAATGCAAACTTGATAGCTAGTTCGAATATGTTTTTGTATGCCCAAGTAAAAGCCGAAGCTTCGTCTGGGCTTTTTGCCGCAATCCAGAAATCCCGATTCTCGGCAAGTTGCTCTGCTATTTCCTGACGGATAGGTTGTTCAACCTCATGCTCGTATTGCTTAATTTTGCGAATCATCCTGCCGTGTTCGCAATGAATAATATTCTTCAAACACCGATCCTCGTGGTTTTGATTAAAATACTCTATCGCCTCATCAATAACTGACTTCATCGCCCATCCTTTCAACAAGTGACGCTTCCAGTATTTCTTCGAACGGTACACCGAACTCGTCACAATCCCGGCGAAGTGGCGCAAGACGCACCGCATCTAATTTATTGTTCAGGATTTCTTGGCGCTCGTAGGCGGAAAGACCACCCCACATCCCAAATCGCTCGTAGGCAAATCCCACTTCTAAACAGGCGCGTTGGATAGGGCATCGAAAACAGATATTACGAAGCTGACGGTTTTCCGCCTTTTTGTTTTTTAAATGCTCATCTTCTAAATAAAACATATCCGCGTTAATTCCTCGGCATTGAGCTTTATCCCAATCCACCGCATCTCTATCTATTTTCCTGTGCATCCTTGAACCCCCGTAATATCAAAATAAAAACAGTAATCACGGCAAAAAAATGCCGCGCTTCTTTCCGGCGGTGGTGGGGTTTCCATCGCCTTTACATCGGCAACCCAAGCTCGGGCTTCCTCAACAAGTTTCGGATCGTAATCATCTTCCCAGACGCGAATATCCGACATCTTGCCGTCACGCGGAATAAAGACCAACCCGACCTTTTTCACCGGATACTTCTGCGCAATCATGCTCGCGTAGATATTGACCTGCATCTTCTGTTGTTTGGTAGGCAATCCGCCCTTCGCAATTTTCGCCAAAGTAACGGTTTTCCAGTCATAGACGGCTTCTGCTTTGCGTGAATAGAAATCGGCGTGACCTTTGAAGAAATCATCACTTAAAGATTCCTCAAGAATGAAGTCGTCACCAAAGACATCGTGCGCGGCTAGGGCTTCGGCAATAACGGTATGCATTGCCGTTCCCATAATCGCGGCTAAGGATTCGGTATCGAAGTTGGTCTTGGGAGTCTGGTTGAGGATATGCCACGCCTGAGTGCGACAACCCCCAACCGAACTCGCTCCCAGCTCAACCTGCACCGAGCGTTCGCGTTGGCTATCGGCTTCCCTCAAAGCCGTAGTCAATGTTTTAACGATGTCCATTATGCCAACTCCTTCTCAATGGCTTGAATAGTGGGGCAGGGATAAGACGCTATGTCGCACCAATCGCAAACCATTTCTATTCC